CCACTATCCCCGTATGGCTGATAGTCCGGGCTGTGTCGCCTTTAAAGGGACACAGACGAACGGGCAGCTCATGGGTAGTATCCTTTCATTCCCCATTCTCTGTTTAGCTAATCTTGGCGTCTATCTAGATGCCATGAGCTATTATCAAACAGAGTTCGAGGATTGGACAGATGAGGAAAGACTTGAAGCCGTGAAAATCAACGGTGATGATATGGTCTACGCTGCACCCCCAGAATACTGGGATACACATGTAGAGATTGGAAAGAAGGTTGGGCTTGAAATGTCCATAGGAAAAGCTTACCTGCATCGGGAATACTTGAATATTAATTCACAAAGTTTCCACTTTCCCCTCCATAAATTGGAGGAGGGAAAGAAGGATAATCGTCGAATTAGTATGATCAATTTCCTAAATGTAGGACTTTTCTTTGGACAACATAAAGTTCAAGGGAAACACGAGAAAAGAGAAGGAAGTAGCACAGCCGAGAGCCATCACTTAGATAAGGGTGGTCTCGTTGTAAATATAAATAAGATCTTAGAAGGCGCTCTGCCTAATAAGACTTGTGCTGTCCTTTCCGAGTTCCTAAAGACCCATAAAGAGGAGATAAAAGCCGAGTGTTTGATAAAAACTTACACTGGAAGACCCCATCATCGTAACTTGTTCATTTCAGAGAAGTTAGGTGGAATGGGTGTCAGTGCTCCTGATGGATGGTTCTATCGCATCAAGAATGACGACATATATGTCGCTCATGGATTTCTTAAGAGATTTCCCGGGGTTCAGTACACTACCGAACGCCCTCTCCCTGGCTATCCCTTAGCCACATTAGACGAGCCCTCTGTTCCTTGGGCTATCGTCGGAGAAGCTGATGCAATACAACATACACCAGAGCACCGTATAAAGATTAAGCAGATTAAGAAACTCTGTAAATCACCGGCCTTTGAGTTCTACGTCCCATACAGCGGATGTTTGTACACTACTGGGAGTTGCCCGAATAAGAGGGTAAAGACTTCTAGAAAGTCCAGAGTCACCGAGACATTGGATGACCTTATTGCCCTAGAGCTCTCTACTGATCGAACGAATATCGAGGTCAGTGAAGAAGAGACTCTATTAGATCTTGAGGATCTTGCCCGCAATATCAAGGGTAAGCCATTCTCTTGGCGTCCTTCTGACGTCCCTTCCCCTACTCCATCTGAGTATCGGGAAGACTATCAGATTTCCTATGGTTTCGAGGTCAAGAAGACCTTCGAACTGAAGAAAAGATCCGACTACGTTTTAAGTGGTCTACATCCCGAACATGATTTCCATGTTCGAGAGAAAGAGGAAACTGATAGAAGGGAACGAATTAAAGCGGAACAACAAGCTTATGATAATCTCAGCCTTGGAGAGAAAGAGGAAATTGATCGAGAAAGGGCGTTTTCACGCCGTCTCCAGATCAAGTCCCTTCTTACTCCCTGGGATTAAGACGCATGTCCTGTCCTTCCTTGTACCCCTAGTCCGGAATGACTATAAACTAGCCCAAGTGCGTAAAGTAATCACGTTAAAGATTACATGGGGTTGTAGAGATTAAATCGACCAAAATGGTGGGTTGACTTTAAGTCACCCTTAATAGTTCCATGCTAAGTAAGGTCTCGCCCGATGAAGAATCCTGTTCTCTCCTATGCCGATTAACAATCGGTTGGAGGGGACTCTTACATATTTAGGACCACGAATTGTGGGGGTAAATACACTGGGTTAGATCGTTAAATGCCGAGAGACTGCACGGTTGAGGCTCTTTGAGCTTCTCTATGATGTACAGTCCGCCCTGTCCGGGTGGATCCCATACAAGGACAAATAATGCAACGACGAAACAACATACCCGCTCGACCTGTCGCCTTTAAACGAAAGGCCAGGTCCTCAAGACCAAACCAATCCTCCAGAGTCAACAGGGAGGGGAGACTTCGCACCGCCATGGTGCTACAGCCTCTAAGACCCATTCGCGATTCAAGGAATCTGAGAGCCCCTGTGGCTCAGACTCAGATTATACGAACTGCGGACCCAAAGTTCACCAGACAGCCCAATGGGGATATTCTTATCACCCACCGCGAACTGATCATGGATGTCCTCGGATCTGTCGCTTTTAGAGCGATTAAGATTCCTGTGAATCCCGGACTCCAGTCATTTACGACCTGGTTGTCCCAGATAGCCCCTAATTACGAGAGCTATCGGTTCGACAAATTGGACTTTGAGTTCAAGACCACCACAAGCACTACTGCTACAGGAGTAGTGATGGCCGCCGTCGATTATGACGCTTCCGACAGTCCTCCTGTCGACAAGGAGACCCTTGCT